ATTATTCCTCACTTTCTACTTCCGGGATGCCACCAATGGAAGTTAAAACACTGACAATACCCGCAACTGCTGCGGATGAAAGCACAATCTTCCAGTCAACCGCTGAAATAACTGCACTTGTACCAATCACTGCAACTGCGGTCTGTGCCATAGTTTTCACTGCTCTGACAGCAGCAGCCTTTACCCATTTCTGTGTACTAACACTTGGTTTGAATACTGAATTTTTGAACATATCGAATACCTACCTTCCTAATCTCTTTTTTCTTTACCTTCCAAAGCATCCAATCTGTGATGTGCTGATTTTGTGGACTGTTCCACCACAACAACCCTTTCACGTAAATCCTGAATGTCTGCCCTGATGTTCTTCATATCAGACTTGATTTCTGTGACACCTGTACCAATGTTTTCAAGTTTCACAATCACCGTTGTAAGTTCTGATGCATCTTTCTTGTCATCACTTGCCTTGTTGCGTTTCATCCCGGTGATACCCTGATAAATGCTAAAGGCAAGTGACATACCTGAAATCAATAACGCAATTTCAATAGTCATAGTCACCTTCCTTTACACAAAAACAACCGCCTATGACCTCATATAACAGTCATATAGCGGTTGTTTTTGTATCTGTGATAATTTGCTTGTGTATACCTTTTTACTGTGCCAGTTCGCCACAATCAAGGTCAATCAGTACCTGTTTCACCTGTTCCTTGATTCTTTCAGGAACATCAGCAAAATCTTTCTTGCCTTTAATGATTAAAAGTGCATATACCATTGCCATAGTTTCCACATCCTTTCTGAATAAAATTTTTATGATGAACTGAATGAACATCAGTTATCACCTTCTGCCAGTTCCGGGTAACCCATTTCAATCAGCACTTCTTTGACCTGTGCTTTGATTTTTTCAGGGACATCATTGATTGTCTTTACACCCTTGATGATAAGGCTTGCATATACTTTTGCCATTGTCCTTCACCCCTTTCTTAACCCATCATTTCATAAACTTCTGCAAGACCCAACTGGGTACTTGTGATTTCTGATTCCAGTGATGCATTCTTGTCATCAATCATCTTGATGTATTCATCCTTGGAATACTGGGTCAGGTCATATTCATAACCAGTGAACCCCGGCTGTTCATCTGTCCCGGCTTCTGTGACCGGGGTGATGTTCTCTGCAATCCAAACTGAATAGTCATCAATGACCTTCTGTTCAGGCTGCTTTGTACTGCGTACTTTTCCGTACTCTTTCATGCTTTTTACCACCTTTCTTGATATGATCTTTATAGTACCTATCAGCATAAGGCTGAATTGGTTCAATATATTTTTCAGATAATCGGCTGCTATCACAATATTTCAACCAACCCTTATAGGAATTGATTGCACACCATTCTGAATAGTTCATTTCCTGACCGCTTTCAATCTTCTTCCTGATTGCGGTCATTTTCCGTTCAAATTCCTGACAGGTTGATTTTCTCAACAGGGTATAGTCTTTGAAAATTCTGTACCCAACAAAAATCAACACCTCTGATGAATGAAGGAAATATCTGATAATTGCCTTTTATTCTCAAATTCAATTTTGATTTCAGGTATTCATCCATTTCTGCAAGCAACTGATGCAGTTCTTCTTTGGTACTTGCAAAAATACACATATCATCCATGTATCTGTAATAATGCTTTACGTGCTTGACCTCTTTCATCCAGTGGTCAAATTCTCCAAGATAGAAATTACCGTCATATTGTGAAAAGTAGTTCCCTATGGGAATACCCACACCATCAATGAACTGTTCACCCTTGTAGTTGGTGACAATCCGTATATCAAGCCCTTGGGACTTGTAAAAATCAATATTTTCATCTGTTGCCGGACAAGTGCTGATTGAATCAATGATTTCATCAATCAGTTCAAGAAGTTCAGGGTCTTTGTATTTCCGTCTGTACTTCTGTTTTAGAATCTCATGGTCAATAGATGGATAGAACTTTTTACAGTCTATCTTCAAGCAGTAGGTCATTTCATCCGGGTGTTCATCCACTGCTTTCCTTAGTTTGTTGAAAGCTGCATGAATGCCCTTGTTTGGTATGGCTGAATAAGTATCATCAGTGAAGAATGCCAACAGTTGCGGTTCAATTACCTGTAAAATCGCCCACTGACAAATTCTGTCAGGATAGAAAGGCAACTTGTAGATTTCCCTTTCCTTCTTTCCGTCCTTCTTTATGAATGTTTCATAGTCAGATGTTTGGTATTTATGGTTTTGCAGCATCCATTGCAGACCCGCCAAATAGTAGTAAGGTCTTTTTGCAATCTGCTGAACCTCTCTGTACCACCCTTTTCCTTTCTTTGCGTGATTGTACGCAAGTTCAAGATTTTCCATTGAACAGATTTTTTCAAATAAATTCCCATATCGTTTCACGCAAGTTGACCTCTGTTCTTTGATTTTTTGTATGCACAAGACCGAACTTTCAACCCGCACTGCTGCGGTCTACTAATACAGTCTATTTTTGATTAAATGTTTTACCAAGTGGTAGGGTAATCAGTTTTCAGTACATTGATTTATAAGAACACCCCCGCCATTTCTGACGGGGTGATTCAAGTGATATTTGTGCATTTACTAACTGACTGCTGATATTCCGATTACGATTAGAAGAAGCATTATTCAGATTCCAATAGAAAGCACTGGTATTCAAGCCATTATTCCAATTAGCACCTAATTTAGTGACTTAGGTTTGTAACCTTTGGTTTATGCTTTTATGGTTGAATCGTCATCTTGCATCCTGATTACCTGTAAAAATTTAGTGCTGATTATGCAGCTTTTCTCTTTGCACCGTTCTTGTGTAACACCAACCGACCGCCGATAGTCCGATACCGATAAGAAGAAGCATTACGCAGATTCCAACAGAAAGCACCGGCATACAAGCCATAATCCCAACGAGCACCCAATACAGCGACCGTCCAAACATTTCCCTGATAGTTGTAGAAATAATCACCAACAGGAAGTGCAGTGTTTCCACTTGTTTCCCCGGCAATGAATAACCAGTCATATTCTTCTGAATAGCAGAATGCAGAAACATAACCTTCTTTTGCACTTGCAATGATTCCGGCATCTTCATATACACCTGTGTCAGTGTCATCAACAAAGGAATGGTCAGCAATATAAACAAGGTTTTCACCGTTCACAATGTGTCTGTTCAGACCGTCAACCCATTCCCAAATGTTACCCCAAGGGTTTTCTTCACCACGGTATGAAACAATCTGAACACCGTTGTCATTTGTGACAGCACCTGATGCATTGCCAAGAGAAACTGTTGCACCTGTGTTTTCAGTCATGGAAGTTTTACCGTCATCAGTCTTACTTACCGCACCGTTTCCAATGGCTGACTGCATATTGAAAGATGCATACTCAATCAGCATTAGAATTTCAGAAGCAGTTGCAGCCTGAACAGTAAGCTGTTCCCAACCTGAACCACGCTTTTCTGCAAGTTTTCTGACATTGGCACGTGTTGCATTCTGTGTCAGACCTGAAAGCGGTTTTGCATTGGCAATACTTGAAAGCATATCAGCAGCAAAGTCAGCAACCTGTGCATCATCAAGAATGTATGCACTTGCAGATGCATCATACAGTGAACCTTCAAATGCAGAATGATAAGAATAATCAAATTCTTCACCATTCACCATAAAATCAGGATGCAGCTTGAAACCCGCTTTTGGTGTATCTGATACATAGTATCTGACCTTTCTTGTGATACCGCCTTTTCTTCTCTTTTCGATTTTCAGCGGAACAACCTTGTAATAGAACTTTGGCTGTTCAACCATAGTCTGAACAATAGTACCCGCTGCAAACTGTAATGATGCATCAGGTTTTTCAGTTCCTACTTGGTTCAGGTCAACCGCCTGTGTCAACTTGCCAGTGGTTGTGAATGCAGCATCACCATAAAAGGCAACCACATCACCCGCATTTGTAACATTGCAGCGTTTTCTTCCACCAAATGCCTTGATGTCATCAAAGCCCGCACCCGGTGTGCGGTTTGCTGCACCCGCTAAACGTGTGAACTTTTTATTTTCAAAGTCAACTTCTATACCATAGATGTCATCATCCGTGAAACCAACAAAGGCTTTCAGGTCTGCAATTTCTGCTTCAAGTTCCTGAATGTCACCAATGGTTGCATATGCACCGGGGTTGACGTTCAGTGAAACACTGTCAGCATTGCCAACTGTCTGATACATCTGAATGTATGCACCTGTTACCGTTACACCGTTATATGGTGGGATGTAGCAGTTATTTGATGTTTCAATACATACTGCATACAAGATTTCCCCAACATTAGGGTCAACCGCATACAGTCCAAGGGTACGCATATAATACCCGGTATTCAGTTCAGCATTGGAAAATGCTGTTTCAATTTTAATTGCAACATCATTTGTGCGGGTTACCTTGGAAACAAGGCTTGTCTGCTTGACGTTGCTAAGTGAAGTCAGACCTTCAAGCTGTGCAAGCGTGTACTGTGTACTGGAAGCACTCACTTTTGTGAACTCCACGCTGCCAGTTCCGGCAATCATCTTTGCCTGTAATGCCTGACCTAATTTTGTAATGACTAATTTTGAATATTCTGCCATTATTTTTCCTACCTTTCTATGAATTGGTTTTTATCTCAATGAAGTCCACCTGAACTGTTCCTGATGCAACATTTGCTTCACCAGTTGTCTGAATGGTTTCATTAAAATCTTGTGTTGCTTGTAGCATTGCGGTTTGTACCACACCGCCACCAAAAACAGGTGTACCGCTGACTTTGTACGTTTCCTTGAAAGCATCCGTTGCCTGAACTGTGTCAGTCTGAACAATACCACCACCAAAGACTGCTGCACTGTTCACTGCATAGGTTTCCTTGAAATCATTGGTCAAGTTGAACATATTGCTGAAGCAGATGCCACCACCAAAAAGAACAGCACCCTTTACATTGCAAGGGATGCTGTTCTTTGAAACAACCACGATATTTTCAGGAATCATTGTATTGATGATATATTCCAGTTCTTCCACCTGACCAAACAGTTCAAGGTCAGTGACCAATGAAAGGGTGTACCCTTCCTTGAAATTATTGGTTAGGGTAAAATCTGTATTACCACACAACACGGTCAGTTTCTGCAACAGCACCTTTATTGTGTACGGTACTGTATTGAACCATTTGCTTTGTACCCTTGACCTTCTACTTTCAAGGGTATCTTCACTTGATGGATAGATACCAAGCATTTTTTCAAACCTTGAAATACCATATTCATCAGCGGTTGAAATGAAATGATTGTACAGGATGCGGTCAACCGCCTTCCACACAATCTGAAATTCAGGTTCTTCCGCTTTCATTGCTGCAACAGGTTCTTTGTACTTCTGCATAAAAGGCGGTAAGTAGTAATCAACAAAATCAACATCCCTTATCATGCAGAAACACCCCCTAATGTTGGAACTTCATATTTTCCAAGGGTCAGGTTGCTTGCAACACCGTTGATTTTGGTGTTGGTTACATCCACAATACCCTGAACACCCAAGATGCGGGTTTCAATCTGTGATATTCTCACAATGGTCTGTGTGCTGTTCGCCCATACCTGTCTAAGTTCCAACAGGTAAGCACTGACTGCTTCTGCAATGGCTGCCTGTCTGTTTGACCAGTTGTAACCTTCTGCAAAGGTCACTGTGCTTTTAATGTAGCAGCTAACCGTCAAGGCACTTTGTACATTGACTACATGACCGATTGGGGCAAGTCCATAACCTTCCCCGGCATTTGTTACCGGGTCAATAATGTTCTGAACAGACTGAACCAAAGTTTTACTTGCACCACCATAATCATCTGAATCAACGATTGTCACAAGAACTGTACCGCCAACTGTCAGTTTCTTTGCAAGTGCTGCCATATAAACAGCGGAAAGCCACGTTGCAACCTCTGAACTGACTGAACCAATCACTGAATTGTACCAAGCAGTGACAGCATCTGTTGGTATCATTTCAGATGGTTTCAGGTCACTGTTCCAAACCCTTGTGATTTTAGCATCACCGACACCATCAATACCCCTTACCTTTGAAAGATAATCTGCCCGGTTACCGCCAAAGGTCTGTTCTTTGAAGCTGTCAAAATACCGCTGCCTAAAAACTTCCGTATCTTCTTCATCTTCACCCGGAATCAACACTTCTGTCAGGGTTGCAGTTTCAAGACCGTCAATGTATTCAATGGGAATCATCTGACCAAGGTACTGATTGCCAATAACCCCGGCTGTTTCACATCTCACTTCATACTGTCCCGGCATTTCTTCCTTGGTGACAACATAGTTGATTTCACCAATATTGAACCTTTGCCCGGTCACATCAATGGTTGCCGGGGTGAACTTACCCCTAAGAACTGCGTGCTTTGCAGAATCAGGTGAAAGCCCCCTGTCCTTTGCAAGTAAAATTAAAAATTCCCTTGCAGCAGTATCACCGTATGAATTAGTTATCAGGGTTTCAAGTTCAATGTATAAAATTTGAAGTTCAATGGATGTTGCACTGATAGGGTCATAAACAGGTGAACTTGGTCTTTTGTCAAGTTCATCAGATACCCTTGCAAGCATCCTTTCAAGCAAGACATCCTGTGTCACATTCTCATACACTTATATATTCACCTCTCTTTCTGCTTTCAGATTTCCGTATACTGTACTGACTGTGAAAGTGGTGTGAATCACACCTTTCACACTGGTATCATGTTCAAAATTAGATACCTCTGTAATTCTTGAATCAATCAGAAGTGCTTCTGTGATTCTTCTTTCCAGTTCGGGACATACCCAAGTGACAGGTTCACCATATAGGTCTATGGTTTCAATCCCATACCACCAAGGATAAATAATAAAAGCATAGCGTTCAGTGCTTAATATCCTGAACACTGCCTGTTTCATTGCTTCCAAGCCATCTACAAAGCCCCGGATAGAATCACCATTCAAGTCCATGCAGTAAACCTTGGTAGGCTGTTCTTCAATTTCAAAATCTTGTTCTAAAAACCCACTTGTTGAAGGTATCACTTACATCACCCCTATTCTATCCAAGACTATGAATTTCTGACCTTTTTGCTGTCTTAGCAAAATAACCTGTTCACCCTTTTCTAAGGCATTGTGAACTGTTATCTGCTTTGTCCCTTCAATGTCATGTATATGTGCAAGATTCTTTGACCCTGTATTTCCACTGACTGAATGACTGTGTGAAGGGTCACCACCGTCATCTGATGTCAGGCTTACACTGTGGCTATGGGCTGAAAGTGCTGATTCAGTCTGCCACTGAACAGTGACCATTGTTGTGAACTGTGTCACATTCCTTGTCAGAATCAATTGGTTTTCACCCAAGGTCATTCTTTGTTCAACATCTATTTGCAGCGGTTTTGCACTGATGACTGTACCAAAGCACACATTCACTGGTTTGGTTGATTCCATAGCATCAAGTGCTGCCTTTTTCAGTGCTTTTACCAGTTCAACCGCATTTGCGTTTTCATTAGGCAACGAACTCACCACCTCTCAATGTCAAGTCCATCCAATGCTCACTTTCCTTGTAGGTGTGTTTGCACTTCTCCACAAGCATGAAGTTTTTCAGGTGCATATCACCAAGGTCAAGGTTCACAACAACCATGGAACCCGCCCTGACACGGTTATCACCGATTGCTTTGGTGATTTTCAGGCTGCGGGTTTTCTTGTTGTACAGTGAAAGAAGGGCATCAGCTTTTGCCTGACCGTTTTCACCTTTTGACAGGGTATCAAAGTATTGCAGAATACCCCACTGGTTAATATTTGAACCGTCCTGTGCAATGTAGACTTCACGTTTTCCTGTATCTTCATTGTCATAGGTCAGTTTGATTCTGTTATAGGTATTGTCATCAATGGATGAAGAATAATCAAAGTTCTGACCTGTTTCTTCATCAATCATCAAATACCCTGAACTACTGTCACCCACATACATATCACCAAGGAATTTCAACGTCAGCTTGCCAAAGTCATCATATAAGATGTACATATTTCCCAAGTTAGTCAGTTCCAAGTCAAGGGCATTTTCAATCATTTCAAACAGGGAAGTGTTTTCTTCCACCCTTGAAGCAATGGGGTAATTGGTCTTTGCCAATGTTCCAACATTCAGTGAATAATCTGTTGCAAGGCTTGTGACAATTCCTGATGCAGTGGTGTTTTCAAAAATCTTTGTATCTTTGTTCTGTAAATACCGCAACTGGTCATAGGCGGTGACGGTGATAACCTCTTTGTTGCGGGTTCGTGCCTGTTTGAACACGAACCCCAAAAAAACCTTGTCACCGTCAACCTTTAACCTGACCGGACTGCCTTCTGAAAAATCAAGAATATCATCCTTCATAACCTTGAAGGTCAGTTTTCCGGGGGTGCTTCTGCGTTCTGTTGACCATTCAATTCCTTCCTGAACAGCGGGCATATATACCTTTGTTCCGGCTGTATTTCCAATCAGCAGTTCAATATTCATAATCACACCCCTTTCTATGCTGCCGGGATAGTCAAAACCTGTCCCGGATAAATCAAGTTAGGGTTGCCACCAATGACACCCTTGTTTGCGTTGTAAATCGTTGTATACTTTGAACCGTTGCCATAGAATTTCTTGGCAATGTTCCATAAGCAGTCACCCCTTACCACCGTATAGGTTTGTGCTACGGGCGGTGTAGGTGCTGCGAGTGAAGGTTGTCTGACTGGTTCAGGTGCAGCTTTTGGTTTGGATGCGGTGATATTGACCTTGACGGTCTTTGTACCGTAATCTTTCCATTGTTTCAGCTTAACCTTGACCTTCAAATCAAAGCCTTCTTCTGCATCCTCGGTGATTTTGTAATCTTCCAAAGCCACCTTGATGTTTGTGTTAAAAAATGCCCTTCCATTAGGTGCTTGTCTGCACACAATAAACTGGAAAGGCTGTTGACTGGTTTTCAGTTTTTCAAAGTAGTCCAAGAAATAGGTTGCTGCTCTGAACCCTGATGAATTGGTGTACTTTGCATAAGGCTGTTTGACCTGTGGTATTTCACATTCAAATTCAACATCTGTCAGTTCTGCCTTTTTCAGAATGTTGATTTCACCTTCATTTATCAGTTTCACCGTATCATTTCCATTGTTCACCTTGATGGTGAGTTTGGAAGGGGTAACAGGCAGTAAACATCTGTCAAGAAAAAAATCATATCCGGCTTTTGTCATTAGTCATGCACTCCTTCCGTAATAATATCAACCGCTTCATTCACTGCATCTGTCAGACCACTGACAACACCATCCAAGTCCATACCACCTGAAACATTGTTATTGTTGGTCTGTTCAATCGTGATTTCTGCTGTTGTAAATCTGTTCACTGCTTCCTGTTCTGCAATATCACGCAAATACTTCAAATCTTCTTCTGTTATATCCATGCTGTCCTTGATTGCACTGGTATCACCCGCAATGTCACTGACACCGCTACCAAGACCGCTTGTGTCTATGGCATTGGAAAAACCTGATGTGTAATCACTGACGTTTGGTATATTAGTACCGCCAAGTGCATCTGTAAGGCTGAAATTGCTTACTGCATCAGCCACACCATCACCCCAAGCAGCACCTGAATTGAATGCATCAGAATCCCAACCATCTTGAAATGTATCAAAGGTTGACATTCCTTCACTGAACGCATCACTGATTGACTGGTATTCTTCCTTGTTCGCTGCTGCTTCCGCTGACTTTGCAGCATAGTCATCTGCTGCACTGGTAATACCTGAATAGTCAAATTCTACGAATGGCAGCTTGTTCAGGGCTGCACATATTCCTTCAATGACTGACAGACCAGTTGAAAGCAAATCATAAAACCAAGACTGAATACTGCAAATTGCATTGTGAAATGCAGTCATCATATTTGAGCCAAGGGCTGCAATAGCGTTACCAATTCCAAGGGCAATGTTTGCCACGGTAAGACCCAAGTTCTTAAAGAACTGAATCACCACATTCACACCGCCTGTGATAACACCAAAGCCTGAATTGGCAATACCTGTCATTTTTGCAATTGCTGAACATACCGCAAAGATAATTGCTATCAGGGCAATAATCAGCATGATAATCCAAACGATAGGACACGCATACAATGCACCGTTATAGCCCATCTGTGCAGCGGTTGCTGCCATTGTTGAACCTGTAAGTGCTGCGGTTATGCCAATCTTTGCTGACATAGCCAATGTGTGAATCATGGATGCTGCTGCACTTGCTATTTCAATAGCTTTTACAATTCCAAGATACGCTGCATAAACCGCTAACGCACCAATGACCCCATAAATAATAGGGCTGATGACTGACCAGTTTTCAGCAATAAAACCCCCAACTGTGCCAATCAGGTCAAAGATATTCAGCACAATACCCGCAAGGGTTGCCATTGCTTCAATCGCACCATTCACAAAGGACTGGAATGCTTCACTGTTTGCTATTTCATTCAACCTTTGAAGTACAGGCTGAAATGCCATAACAGCGGTATTCTGCATTGACTGCCAAATTTGTCCCCAAGTCATAGGCATCTGTGAAAAGTTCGCATTGATTTCATCAGTGGCAGAAAAGATTGCAGCCTTCACAATGTCGGCTGTCAATTCACCTTCACTTGCCATTTCTCTGATTTCACCAATAGGAACTTGCAGATAATCAGCAATATTCTGAATCAGGTTAGGGGCTTGTTCAAAAATACTGTTCAGTTCGTCACCACGTAACACCCCTGAACCAAGACCCTGTGACAACTGCAACATTGCATTGGATGCTTCCTGTGTGGATGCTCCGGCAATCGTCATCTGTTTTTGTACCAAATCAGCAAACGCAACAACTTCTGCTGAACTGCTGAACGCATCTTTTGCATTGTTTCCAAACCGGGCAACCACACTTGCCATGTCACTGAATGAACCACGTGCATCCTGTGCTGCTGCATATACCATATTGGTCAATTCCTCTGTGGATTGCAGACCGTCATTCATCATATTCAGGCGGGAAGTGGTCTGAACAAGTTCATCTGATATGTTCAACGCTTTGCCAACGCTTTGAATGCTTACATAAGCAGCAACTGCACCTTTGATTGTGTTCATCAGACTGTCAGCCTGACCAACACCGTCCTGAATCTCCTGATTGAATCTTCCCTGTTCATCAGTGTTATCCCTGATATATCTTTCTGTGTTGCTGATATTTTGGGAAAGGTTCAGGTAAGCAGTATTGATGTCTGAAACATCAGCACGTTCCATTGCTGCATTCAGTTCATTCTGCTGACCAATTAAGGACTGCAACTGACCCCTTAACTGTTCCAGTTCCGCATTTGCTGTGTCACTGTTCATGTTGACAGGGTTGTTTTCAATCTGCTGCATCCGCTGCTGTACCATCTGCAACCGCTGACCAAGACTGTTGATGTCCTGAATGGCTGCATCCGGTAAAATATCAAGACCGCTTGCGGTCTGTTCTATGCTTGCCTGTGTTTGGTTCAAAGTGTTCAACATACCATTGGCACTCTGAACTTCTTGTTGAAATCTTTCATACCCGGTTGTATTAAATACTTCCAACCCATCAGATTCCCACTGTACCGGGACTGTGACAGGTTCAGGCGGTGCGTTTGGCTGCACCTCTAAGGGTACGGTTTCCGGGTTCTCAACAAGCGGGTCAGGCAAGATAGGGTTCACATCCATATTGATGACCTGTCCTGATGTGTCACCAACCGTTGCCGGGGCAATATCAGGTGCGGTCTGACGTTCCATTGCTGCATTCAGTTCATCAAGGGCAATAGTTGCCTGATTCAGTTCGTTTCGCATTCCTTCAATGCCTGATGTATCAATATCAGCATTCATTGCTGACTGCATATCATCCATTGTGGAAACTGCCATATTTGCAGCATTGATGATTCCATACAGGACACTTGTGAAATTATCCTGTAATTCAATACCTGTCTGAATGGATGCCACCGCTATCACCTACCTTTCTTTTTTGCTTTGCTTTCCGCTTTCTTCTTTTCCTTCTTGTCATTTTCTGCCTTGATTTTAATGGCAGCAATCACAAAGGCTTTTTCCTGTTCATCCATATTCAGAAATACAGATGGTAAAATGTGAAGTTTATGAAGGGCATAGTAAGCATAGTTTGCTTCCGCATCCCCTTCTTCAATTAGTTTTTTGCTTCATCCACCTTTTCATCAAAAGTCTTTGTGAAACCCTGAAACTTCTGCATCCAAACTGAAAAGTCCTGATACTCACCCGCATTGTCAACCATTGCATAAAGCAAATCTTCCGGGGTCATAACACCATAGGAATCCTGTAATTCCTTGTCATACAGGTCAGGTGTGACAGTAGATGCAACAATCATCTTTGCAATGTACTGTGAAGTGTTCAATTTAGGTCTGTATAGGTTAGGCTTGCCAGTGATAGGAACATCAATGGTGCAGCTTTCACGCAATGCTTCATTTTCCTTGGATGTCAGTGGTTTGAACTCCCAGTCAAGCGGGTTACCATTTTCATCCATCAGGGTATCAGTAGGTGCATGAAATTCATTCTTTCTTTCAACCTTATTGGCTTTCATAAATCTGCTAAATTTTGACATTTTTGTTTTCTCCCTTTCTGTTATTCAATCAATATAAAAAACCCCTTATATGACTTTATATAAAAGCCACACAAGGGGGGGGTTCTGTTCAGTTGTTAGTTGGTCAAGAAGCCTGTGAGATTGGCAAATGCTTCCGGCATTGAGAAATCTTCAAAAGTTCCTTCAATTTCTTCATCCAAGTATTCACCATCTGCATCAAACTTTGCAAGGACACCACCATCGGTGTTGCAGTCATAGAAAATCATGGTCTGTCTGCCCGCTGCACTGGTAGGGTCATCATTAGTAATCTGCATTTCAAAATACACATCTTCACCAGTGTTCTTATACTCAATAAGTGCCTGACGCATAATAGACTGGTTATAGTGTGCAGTACCTGAAAAAGTACCTTCCATACCAACTGACTTATTGCCCGCCATGATTGCACCAAGGCGGGGAACTTTGACCTTGTTCTTGTCAACTTTCACTTCCATATCAATCATCTGCATGAAGTTGTATCTGCGTGTTCCAATGGTGATGAAACATTCAGCCAACTTTGCAGCAATCGTATCACGTGCTTTCATTGTAACATTCTGCATTCTTTTTCACCCCTTCCTTACGCAACCGTAACTGTCATATAAAGTTTATCCATAGCATTCACAACCGTGATTGCATTGGTCACAACAACTGATTTCTTGGTGTCACCCTGTGCAATGGAAACATCAGAATCAGCAAAATCTTCAATAGCACCAAGTTCCTGTAACTGCTGACGTAACTTCACAAGGTCAGACCAAAGTGAAGTTCTGCCCGCTGCATTGTTAGGTACAACACCAAGGTACTTAGTATTGAAAAGGACTGCATCATCATTTGCCAACTGGTCAATGACCCTGATGGTCTGATTGTCCTTGAAGATGTCACCTTCCGTGTCAGTAGTGGTCACCATAGTGTTGATGTCCTCTAACACTCTGATGTCACCATTGACCTTGTGAAGTGTAAATTCACCCGCCTTGATAGCAGCTTCAAGCTGTGACTGTGTGAAGTCTGCTTCAACTGTGAATGAACCATCATATTTCTTGTTCTGACAGGACTTGTTGACCTCACAACCACATTCTGCACCGGTTACCCAGTACACAAGTGCTGCTTCACTCCATCCTTCATCAGTAACATTATTCTTCACACCGATAACACCCATATAGTCAGCAGCCATATTGTGAACTACCAACTGGAACTTGATACCCATATCATCACGCAAACGCTTGTTGAATGCTGCATACAACTTCTTTGTGGTGTCATCTGTGACAACAACACCCATTGCATTGTAAGTGTAGGATTCAATCAAGTTCAGATATGCGGAATGTGCTGAACCGTCAACAGTTCCATTTGTACCACCTGACAGCGGTGTTCCGGCTGTTTCTGCAAGGACTGCATCAGTCTTGAATGTTACATAGTCATTTGCAACAAGGTCTGCTGCCTTTGCAACAGTCTGTGCATCCACCTTGACAGTTCCAAGATAGGTTGTAACATCAAATTTCTTTGCATCATCCACATTTGCCTGAATGACAATCTTAATGTCATTACCACGTACACCACCATACAGTGCAGTTGCAAAGGTGTTTGCTGCTTTTGTGCCACCACCATTCAGGCGGTATGCATACAGGGTCTTTGCACCCATAAATAAATCAACAAGACCACGCATTTTTTCATGGTCAAAGGAATAACCAAAAATCTTCTGACTGTTCTTTTGAAAGTCAGCATTGGTCACTTCAAAAATTTCCCCTTCTTTGCCCCAGTCAAGTTCAAGGGGCATGGTGCAGATACCTCTATCAGACAGTGCAGCGGATGCATTTGCAGCCGATACAAAGTTGATGTATGCACCGGGAAGAACTTTGTTCTGTGTGGTAAAACCACCGCCACCTAAAGCCATTTATTTCACCATTCCTTTCTTATAATCTTCAATCATTTTGTCAACTTGTTCCAAGGTGTACTTTTCACCGTCATCCAGTAGGGCATCCACCAAGTCCCTGTTTTCACGGTACTTTGCAGCAGCAAGCACCTGTTCTTTGCTAAACTTTGGTTCAGTCTGTTCAACTGCCTGTTCAGCTTTGGTTGTGGCTGTTTTTCTAACTGCCATATTCATCACCTTCCTTTGTTTGTGTGCTGATTGTCATTTCTTCCATTGGTGTGTTATCTTCTACCCGGTAAACAAAGCAGTCATAATTCACAAAGAAATTCAGCACACCATCAACCACCTTGCTTTTCATCTTTGTCCCCCGGTACTTGTCACCGTTCACGGTGATGTATTCCAAGCACCAAGTCAGCCTTTCAGCAACCGCATTGCATTCTGATTGCTTGTCATCTGATTCAGGAAAATACTGAATACAGAACTGATTTTGTCTGAAATACTTCTTTCCAAGGAACAGTTCAGTGGTTGGGTTCAGGCATTGCACAAAAAAACAGGGTTCTTCTAAACCCTGTTTTATTTCTTCCATATGCGTTTCATAAACCTTGCCACCTTCAACATTAAATTCAGCATCAAGGGTGATGCTGATACCTTGAATTATTGAATTTATCAATGCATAACACCCCCAAGATACTTCCTGATTTTTGCTTCTAAAACTTTTGGTGCAATACGTTCAAGTTCCTGTTCTGATATTGTCATCATAAACTGTCCCTTGACCCATCCTTTGTGATTGGCGGTTCTATGACCGTATTCAACATAAGATGCGTATTCAACCGGGTTCACAATTTCCACAACATAGGTATCACCAAAGTGATTCACTGTCATATCTTCTGCATAACCCTTTGCGGATGCCTGACCTTTGCTTCCAGTCCATCCCCTTCTTAACGTACCGCCTTTTTTACCGGTGCTTTTGGGGTATTCACCCACCGGTGTTCTTTTGATGACCATTCTTAACAATCTTGCAGCCAATTCCTTGATGCATGATTCCACAAAAATATCAGGGTCTGCTAATTTGTTCAATTCATCAGTGAACTTTTTGAACTCACGTGAATTGAAACCGCCCATTCTTGCCATCAAGCCCAATCCTCAAATAAATCAAGAATAATTTCCTGATGTGTTGGGTAAGTTGCCGGTATACCACTGCAAGTGTAATCAGTGGTTACACCATCCTGTGCAACTGTCAGCTTTGACCCCGCTTTAATTCTGACATCAGGTGATACAAACAGTTTTGTGGTCTGTGCAACCGTTGCTGCTGATTCTGACTGAATTGCAGTTTTCAAACTCTCAAAGGACAACTTGCAAGGCTGACCGTCAATAACAATCACATCCTTGTAGCCTGTCAGCTTTGTCACTTCATCTTTTACCTTCTGATGCTCTGTGACGGTCAGCACCCCAAAATAGGTTGCTTCAATGGCTTTTCTTGCAGCCTGTTGTGCTGCCTGAATCTGCTTTACCATCTTAACCGCCTGTATGCTGAAAATTCAGCCTTTCCATAACTCAAAAGGTAATTGATGAACGTGTTCAGCCTTTGTTCAGGTGTCAAGTTCGCATCACCCACCGCAAACACGGTGTTGGTGTCCCCTGTCTGAATCTGCTTCACCGCATAATTCAAATCAAAATTTGTAAGGTCATCAGGTGCAAAGGTTTTCTTGGAAAGAAGGAACTCACCCACCGCCATATCAACAGCAATGCTTTCAAGTCCTTCCGGCACATCCGGCTGATTGGTGTCATTCTTGATTGTTTTGCGTACTTTCTCAACGCAAAAGGTCAAGGCAAATTCTTCATCTGCCTTGACCTCATAACCAAAAGACTTCAACCGTTCTTTTACTGTATCAACATCAAACATGGGCTATCACCTGACCTTCCCGGCTTAACCCCTTGAAATGATTCTTGCAATAGGTACTGCCTTGTGTTCAATGGTGTTAGTACCATCATCTACCAGTGACCAGTTCTTACCAGTGGCAAGTTCTGCATCAGTAGGGGAATTAGTTGCCTGTGATGCCTTGGTATAGGAAATACCGGCAACAGATACTGCATGACGTTTTCTTGAAATCAGGGTATCTTCACCACCGTGAAGTTTTGCATCACGTACCATTTCATAAGGCACTTTTGCACCGACATCCTCAAAACCAATAGCACCTTCACCAAGGATGTATGTGGTGTATTCAGTGTAGGAATCACCTTCTGCTACTGTCTTAACCTCTGTTGGCATAGAATCATCAATGATGACCAGTCTGCCGTTCCAAGTACCCATTTCAAGGTCACGCTCAATACCCTGTGCATCTGTATACTTTAAGTATGCAAGCAGTTTCAGGTTTTCAAGGTTAGTAGCAACCGCACTGTGACAGTAAACTAACTTGAACTTCTGCTTGTTGTCACCGCAAGCCTTCTGAATTGCAGTGTTCAGGGTTGTTGCATCCATCTTCATTGCATCAGTGGTTGCCTTTGCAGTTGCATCAGAAATATCATAGGTGTGTGCTTCAACAAAGGCTGCATTGGCAGTCTTGATTGCACCTGTACCAGTTGAACCCATCAGGAAGATACCTTTCAGGATTGCAAGAATAACATCTTGGTCAACACCGTTCCAGTAAGTGTTAATCTGATTTCTGACATTTGCCATGAAATCAACACCACCTGTCACATCATAGGAAAAATCTGCTTCCGTCCAACCGTTCATACGTCCATAAGTGAATACACCCTGTTCAAATGTGGTTGGCTTGCCCGGTGTAATGTTAGAAACACCATCATAGTTCTGTGCAGTACCGCCAAGCAGTCCAAAGTAAGGAAGGACTGCATAAACAGTACCAGTCTGTGAATTGTTCACAAAGGTGTCACGTAATCTTGCATCACCAACGATTGCACGTGATTCACGTAACTTGTTCAGTTTCACGTTGGGAACAGCAGACATATACTTTCCAAACGCTTTTTCGTTGAAACTCTTAGCATTAAATTTTGCCATTTTCGTTTTACCTCTCTTTCATCAATTAAATTTGTGCATCTGGGTTTGCTTCCATATATGCAGCCAACTGTTCATAGGTCATCTTGGAAGGGTCAACTTCCGCACCCGGTTTGACTTCACCTGATGCACCCGGCTGAAAGCCTTTGAAGGTGTTCTGATTCTGCTGCTGAACCTCATTGAACAGGAACTTGGTGTCATCCCCGCTTGTCAGCTTCTCAATCTGTTCAGCCAATCCCTTGACATTTCCTTCCTTGTCAAACTTGGCATCTTCCAGTTCAAGCAATGCTCTGACTGCTTTCAGATTCTTTGCACCCGCACTTTTCAGTGCCTTTTCAACTGCAAAATCAATCTTCAACTTGTTCATTTCAGATTCATGGGCTGCTGCTGCATCCGTATTTGCTTTCTGCAAATCTGCAATCTGCTTTGTAAGGGCTTCATTGTCACCCGTTGATGCTTTCAGTGTTTCAAGCTGCTTGTCACGGTCTTTGACCTGACCTTTCAAATCATCAACCTCTGTCTGCATATTTTTAAGTTCAGCAGATGAAACGCTTTTCGCATTTTCAATGTCATCACCGTTGATTTTGATGATTGCATCTGCCTGTTCCTTACTCAACCCTAAATCTTCTAACTGCTTTCTTGTCATAATTCTGACCATCCTTTCAATTACGTTTTTCTACGTGTTCACTCACACATGATTGTTTGGTTTGTTCGGTTATACGCTTGACAACCCGCAAAGAAAAAGCACCCTTGCGGATGCTCTACACTGCCACACTGACCCAGTGACCGGGAGATAAAAAAAGACCACCGCCTTTCTACTGAATCACTTGCCAATCTTCTGCAAGGATGTCATTAATACTTGGAACCCACATTGAATGACTACCATCTGCACATTTAATCTGCAAGTATGGGTTACACTTGAACAAATCACCTTCATTCATTCCCCATGCTTTGGCGGTCTGTAAGTTGCAAGGAATACCATTAGGGTAGCCCTTCTGATAAACTACAAACATACCTTTACCATTCCAACCAAGTCTGAAAATCTTCTTTCCTGATTTTACTGCTTCCAGTGCTTCACCAAATTTCATCACTTACACCCCCTTTCTGACCTCATATAATCGTCATATAACAATGAAAATCAATTCATTGATAACTTGTTAGGGTACTAAAAAAGCACTGTCAAATGACAGTGCTTTCAAGTAATCATGTTATTTAATTTTGATCATATATTTCATCATACACTTTTTGAAGTTTTATCCCTTCTTCATCAGGTTCATCATCATTACCAAGAATATTATCAACTATTACATCATCAATAGCATCTAAGATTTCCTGAACTGAACCACCTTGAACAAGTTTATCAATATTTTCAATATAAGGTTTCAAAATTTCAATCTGTTCATCCTTGATAATCATGCTTTCACCTTCTTTCTATCGTGTGTAGGATTGACTTGAATAACATTTCCTGTATCAGGGTTAATGCTAACCTCAACCTTTTGATTTTTAAATTTCTGACTTTTACCATTTTTTAATTCTTTCACTGGTAATATTTCAGCATCTTTATTGGTAAGTGCATCTAATACATCATCAGCAGAAACACCACTTCTTCTTTGTTCTACTGAACCAATAACCCTTGCAATGGAATGATTTGATTTTCCTGTTATTGTTATACCATTACTTGTGACAATACCAACAAGTTTTTCATCCATTTCCTTACTGATGTTCTGATATAACTTAAAATCAGCCAGTGGTGTCAATTCACCTGACTTAATTGATGATGTATATGCCTTAAATGCTTTCCAATCATCTTCATTATATTGTATCTTTGCAAATTCTTCAATAGATGGTGAGTTGTCACCAAGAACTTGCTGATATTTCACATAGTTTTTCTTTGTATCGTCTGATATGGAATCTTTTACAAATTTTTGTTTCCAGTCCTTATATTTCATATCAGCCGGGATATAGTATGTCTTACCGTCTGCACCCCTTGCAGCACGTTCACCAACTGCATCAAATTCATCATCAAAATATGGTACTGTTGTACTTCTGCACCAAGGATGAAAAGGCGGTGCATTGACCCCAACTTCCCATTTTGATATTTCAAAGTGCTTGCCATCCATTTCCTGACAGATTTCAGAAGTGTGTGAATCAAGGGTTGCCACAATTTCAAACTGTTCAACATCCAGTTCAGCAAAGCAGTCCTTTTGTGCTGCGGAACTGAAAAAGGCTTTTTCTGTCATCACCAGTTTACCCGCATTTTTCTTTGAACTGTTCATCTTCTTGGCAATGGCATCAATGGCTTTCTGTGGGTCTTTCCCAAGCATAATGTTCTGTGTCAGGGTTTGGTTCAGTTCATTCACCAACTTCTGACGGTTTCCCCATATGCGTTCGCTAAAGTTCTTACCATCAACCGCCCAAGGTTTATTGATGACCTTTGCAATCTGCTTGTCATCCAGTGTGGAAAAGTCCCAACCAACACCAACACCCTTCTGAATCTCAAAGGCGGTGTGATAATACCCTGACTTGTAGATGTTCCGCATTGCCCCATCAATGGAATCAAGCTGATTCCCAAACATAACTTCAAGGCTCTGCTGCGTTTGCAACTTCAAGGCTTCCAGTCTGCTAATGTGGAATCTTGCAGATGCGTTTTCAAGTTCCTTGACCCAAGTACCTGAAAGTGCATTTTCCTGACCATACTGAATATACTGGTTGATGTCCCATTTCAGTTCAGCAAGTTCCTTTGATGTCAGCATCCTTTTTGCTTCCTGAATGGTCACACCGTTGTTTGATGCGAACCGTCCATACCATGCTTGAATCTGACCTTCAATCTGCCTTTGTGCCTGTCTGTACTGTTTTTCAAGTTCAGCATAGCACTGAACACCCTGTTGGTGCTGTGATTCTTCTAACAGTTCAAACCGCTTTTTCCAGTAATCACTATTCTTCATCTACACCACCGCCTTGATTGCCCTGATTAGGGTCTGCCGGGTTCTGCTTCTGCTGCATCTGACCAAATGGGTCATACTGTAAAGCAGCTTCTTCCTGTTCTTTCTTTTTCTGCTTTTCCAGTCTGTCAAGTTCTGCCTGAACATCATCAACCCAAGGGTGCATACTGATAACAGTTTCATCAGATAAAAGACCTTGTGACTTGGTGCAGTTATCAATGGCTTCTGATTCATTCATCAGCATATCACGGTTGAACTCAACAGTGACTTCTTCACCTTCAAAGTCACCCTGTCCGGTATTAGCAAAGTGACAGTTGATAAACCAAAAAATATCTTCAAAGGCTGCCTGTGCTTCTGCTTCTGTATCATTGGCATCTATATCAATGTCAGAATACATTGACTGAATGTTCATCTGATTAGGATTGCCTGAAAGTCTGTCATCCTTAGCATCATACCCCATTGCATTTTCAATCAAGGCTTTCTTGAAGATTTCCACAATAGCCTTGTAGTTATCAGCATTTACTGTGATTTCAAGGGTTTCAACACCGCCCTTGGTATCACCATCATATCTGACCTTGACCGCACCATAGGTTGCCAAGTTCTTCCTGAACTCACCAAGGTTCTGACCGTCATAGTTCTTCAATACCAAGATTGTGTTCCTTGCATCTTCTTGCATATTATTTTCAAAGTCTGAAAGCATCACATTGATACCATCCTGTAAGGACTTGACCCTTTTCAGAAGTGGTATTTCCTGTTCATTGGCTTTCAGTGGAATCAAAGGAACACGTGACCAGTTGAACCCCTGAACATTGCCCTGTGCATCTGTCACGGTAACGTGTGGAACATCAGCAGTTTCATTGTTCACAATATCCGGCACAAGTTTCCCACCGTCAAGAATGAAGCGGTGAACACCATCAAGGTCATACACTTCCACCTTTTCAATCAGCTTTGGTGTTGTTCCTTCATACCCTATCACCAAATACAACCTGATGAAGAAGTCCAACATGGTGTGTTCGTTGTCCTTCCAGTATGGCTTGATTTCATATGCCGGGAATAACCTGAAAGCAAATTTCCCTTCTTCCGTGTAATACGGATATAGCCAAGCAATGCCACCATTGTATGCAGCCTTGCCCGCATTCTTCAATGTTCGCATGAACTTCTTGCTGAATACCTTGTTCAAAAGTTCAATGTACTGTTCATTTTCCCCTGAAATGACAAAAGGCTGACCGAACAGATAATTGGCTTTCTGATTGACCATTTTTGCATACTGGTTGTCAATAATGCGGTTGTTTGGTAAGTTCTCAACAACTTCAAGCTGTCCGTTCTCACCAATCATTGTCCTTTTGCGTTTCAAAATATCGTGTTCACCGTCATAGTACAGTGAACCCTTTATCTGCATTATTCTTTGGGGTGAATTTTTCCATGCAGCAATTTCCTTTTCAAGAAATTCCCGGTCAGTCATCCTTGACTTTGCCCCTTCCAGTATGAAGTTTGAAACCCTAAGTGTCAGTGAATCAACAAAGTTACTGAACAATGTTTTCACCCCTTTCTGAATAATTGAATAATCTAAATGAATGGCAGTTATACAAGCATCATAGGCGGTCACCTGTTGCAACCGCCCCGGAGTAAGTATTTTACAACCTTTGACCCATACCAAAAATCAATGTTGCTGATGCTGTGCATTCTGCCCGGTAATTTCTTAATCAAAACTAAATGCATCACCCTTGATAAGACCTTCAACCGCATAACGCATTGCATCCATCAAGTGATTGAAGTCATCTATTGGCACATTTATCTTCTTTCCTGTTTTGGTGTCAACCGCCCAAGTGTAGTTGCTGATTTCAGTGATGAAGTTCACACACCTTGGATGAACAATAATATGATACCCTTGAAGGTAATCAATACCGTTCTTGATGCTGTCCTTACCCTTGCGGGCTTTCCTGATGTGCTGCAATCCCAACAGCCGCAAGCGGTCAATACTCTTTGGTTCTGCTGAATCAGCAGTGATTTTTTCCTTGGTGTAACCCAACTGCTGCACTTCTTCCGCAATGGCTTCATTACTCATGCCGGGTTTGTACATTTCATCAAACACCCAAATGGTCTTGCTTGATTCATCAATCAAACCACAAAACAGTGCAGAAGGGTCATTTGTATAACCAAAGTCAAGACCAAACACTGACTTGATGCCCTGAATCTTCTTGACTTCATCAATACTGAATGCCTTTTCTTCCCAGTTCTCATATACAAGACCGTCAACAATACCCCAGTCACCAAGTCCGGCAACCTTATAACGTCTTGGGTTCTGTTTTCGCATGGTTTCAAACACTTTCAAGTCAGCCTTATCCAACCATTCATTGCATTTATAGTTGGTGGTCATTGCAAGTGTTTCATCATCCGGGTTGTCAAAGAATCGTTTCTTTATCCAGTGGTGTTCATTCCAAGGGTTCAGTATCAGTGTAATTTGCTTGAACAGGTTTGAACCTTCTGGGATAGCACCACGGATTGATTCATCAAGCATGTTGAAATCATCTTCTGAACTAATTTCATATGCTTCTTCAATCCACATCCAACATAACACACCTTTGTCAGTGGTTATTGATGTGACTTTCAGCGGGTCATCAAGTCCCCTGAAATAAATCTTCTGACCTGTGGGCTTGTATGTCATTTCAAGCGGTGATTCCTTCACTTCCCAGTGAGCATCAACACCAAGGCGGTGAATAGCCCATTTCAGTTCAGTGAAACAGGAATCTTTCAATGTTCTGAATGTCTTTCTGACAACAAGCAAGTTTGCATCAGGGTACTTCATCATATTGGTGATATACCACAATGCGGTTGTCTTGGACTTCTTGGATGCACGTGAACCTTTGCACACCCTATATCTGCCCTTCCACCGCCAAAATGAACCGTACCCCTTACCAACTACATCAGGAAGTTTGACTTGCTTCTTTGTGGCAGCAGTCTTTGACTTGTAATCTTCCGGGTAAAGAATGAACTTCTGATACCCAAACACATATTGTGAAGATACGGTTTTTGTCATAAGCAATCACCGCCTAATCTTCCAGGTCATCTTCACCTGATATAACAACAGGGATTGCAACATTGACATCAATCTTGTCATTCCACATACCCAAATGTTTACCCAACAATTCCAGTGCTTTCAGCTTGGAAGAAATCTTGACTTCTCTTTCTACACTGTCACCGTTCATGGAACTTGATTCTTTATACTTCACCGATTCAATACAGGAAAGGTCATCATCCGTTGCATCAGGTCTGATTCTTCCTTCTTCATCAACAATATCAGTCATCTTCACAAATGCAATCTTGGCAAGTTCCAAAACAATCCTGTCCTGATTGATGCCTGTTCTTTTTGACCGTTCAGCCATCTTTTCAGCGATTGCCTGTTGAATACTAAGTTTCGCTAAGTTTTGACATCCCTGTTCGTTGGCTGTTTTTGCTGAATATCCCGCACGAATAGCAGCTTGTGTTGCGTTCAGGTCAATCAGGTATTCATCAACAAAACGCTGCTGCTTTTCAGTTAATTTTGCCATCCGGCAACACCTTCCTTTCATTTTTTCACTAAAAACCCCCTTGAAAACATACGAAAACCGCACATTCTTCAAGGGGTCTGAATTACAGAAAAAATGAGATTATAAAAATCATAAGATTTTTATAACCCCACTATATCAAGCATATTATAAAACAATGTATACAATAAACACAATAACAACTATTGTATGAAAGTGTATGTTTTATGTCAGATATTTCAAATCAGGGTACATTTTTTCAAAGGCTTTCAGTGCTTTTTTGTGTAAGTCCCGCACATACTGGTATGACATACCCATTTCATCAGCAGCAACCTTCACTGTTTTGAACTGCACATATACCTTGAATAACACCTTGATGTAATGATTCACATTCAGTGCCTGAATCTGTTTAGTGACCTGATGCTTGATGTCAACAAATTCATCTATTTCCCTGTTGATTTCATCATTCAGGTCAACATACTTGCAGATTTTATTTTCCTGTGCATTCTTTGGACTGGTCTGCACCCTGTCCTTGGAATAATCTATTGCCCCGGTACTGGTTGCCTGTATCATCAAATCATTCAGTTCTTCCATTTTCTGATTTATCTTGGTATCAATCACTTCTAACTGCTCTAAATACTGCTTTGCAGATAAACTTTTCATATCTTCACCTTTCCTTTCTGACATGGTAGCGGTTGAAGGTATCGGTTGGTATCGGTTAGGTAGCACTTGAAAATATCTAACCGCTACCTACTCAACCCCCGCACAAAATAAGGGTTTTCATCTTTCAAGGTAGCGGGTAGCGGTTGACCTCTATATATTTTATTTTTTTCAATTATGTATATAAGTCATAATATATTTTTTTAAAAGTAAATATATAAAGAATTGAATTTTAACCGCTACCAACCGCTACCGCCTTATTTTATCAGCATTTCAACCGCTACCTTTAACCGCTACCAACTGCTACCAACCGCTACAACTTAATATTATTCAAGCGTATTTCTACAAAATTACCACTTTCATTTGCAATAAAAACATCACCGTTACTTGTAACAGACAACAACTCTGCGTTTCCTATGTCTGTCAAACCAATTGCAATAATTGGTAATGTAAATTCAGAACCATCATCTTCTTCATATACTGCTGTAAAATTGCTTACAGGAATTAGTTGAACAATTTTTTTCATCTATACACTTCATATTATTTGTACTCCCTTCCTGTTTTGGTGTCCCTTATCTGCACACGCTCAACCAGTTCAAACCCCGCTGCCTGGATGATGTACTTCAATACCTTAATCAAATCATAGGCACGTTTGTCTGCATCCGTCTGTTCCCTGTTCACCTCACCAATAGCAACTGATGCTGTTGGGTCAGCATAACCTTCAATATTCTTTCCACCTTTCACTTTGTCACCTGTCCTTTCACAACTTCTAACCAATAACCATTTTGACCATCTTTTTCATACAGGAAATCAGTTTCAATTCCCTTCCTTGAAAGTTCAGTCATAAGTTCAATGACCATTGATTTTGCAACTTCTTCACAAGGGCAACCCTTACACATTGCCCGGTCACTGCACATCACATTGTCACTATATTTGCAACTCATACCATCACCATCCTTCAATAATGCCCTGTTCAAACATTGCCTTGAACATTGCTTCAAATATCACAACCGGGATGGAATTACCCGCCTGATGATATAGAGTTCTGTTCATCTTTCCATGCTCAACCTGACAGGTTGATTCTGCTGCATAGAAATCATCATCTGAATACCCCTGTAACCGCCAACACTCCAGTTCTGTCAGGTATCTGTATTTTCCACCGCCAAGGTCAATGACCTGTGCCGGGGTTCTGTCCTGTCTTGTGGTGATGGTGTTTGCATATTCATCAATGACGGTTGCCCGCCTGATTCCTTTTTTACCAATGGCATTGTATACACTTGGTTGTGTAACCATATAACAATCAGGAACATCACCACTTTCAAGGAATGTTTTGATGTTCACTATTGGTTTAGTCTGCATCAGGTCAAAATTGAATTGTTCATCACCAAGCACTGACACGGTAAAAACCCTTTCCCTTGCCTGTGGCAGTCCGTAATTCCTTGCATCCAGTATTTTGTGATTGTTGGTATATCCCAACTTTTCCATATAGGAAAGATAACGGTTGAAGTTATGAACCATGTGCTTTGACAGAACATTCTTCACATTCTCCCAAATCACAACCTTTGGTTTCCATTCACCCATCTGTTCAATAATATGAACTGTTTCCCACATCAGGCTTGACCTTGTTCCTGAACCTTCATTTGCACCTTTCCCTTTGTTGATTCTTCCACCTTCTGCGGTTGCCTTGCCCTGATGTCCGGCAATGGAAAAGTCCTGACAAGGTGAACCATGAACTAAAATGTCAGGCTTCAAATTCCATCCCACAACCGTCTGCGGTGAATATTCATGTTCAGCAGCAAACATTGCATTGTATGACCTGACTGCTTTTTCATCTATTTCCACATAATCAATGGACTTTACATGAACACCAATGTTCCGCAACCCGCACCTCGGTGAACCTATTCCACCAAACAATTCAAGAATTTGTATTTTTTCCATATCTATCACAACCTAACAACTGCCACCGTCAGCACCATGAAATGCACCAACAGGGTATTTCCAATCATTTGTATAAATATCATCAACTTCAAATTTGCCTGTCAGGATGCTTTTGATTGCAGCTTCATCATCCCAACTGACACATGATTCCGCATTCCCAACAAAGTCTTTCAGGCACTTCTTGTTGTCAAGGGTGAACCCAAGCACTTCTTCATCATGTTCCAGTTCTGCAAATTCATCAGGAAACAGTTCTTTGAACCCGGCAAACAGGCGGGGTGTTGAGAAGATGCACATTGCACAACTGCATCTGTTCCAACCTATCCTGTAACAAGGGTGTGGGGTTATATGATGCCTTTTCAAAAGTTCCCATACATCTTTTTCAGAATAGTCAATTACTGCCCGCCACTGATGAACAGTTCTGTGTGACCTTGCTTCTGCATTGGTGCGGTGAATCTCAATTTCATTGTATTTTGACCGTCCGGCTGATTCACCCCTTCTTTCCCCTGAAACAATCAGAATCTTCTTGTCAGCTTTGGTCTGTTCAAGATTACTGGTCACGCTGTCCTGAACTGCTGCCTTCAATGAACCTGAACACCACCGCCCCTGATGTGTTCCACCCTTGGCGGGGAACTTCTGCCTTTTACCACCCAAGGCTTCCAGTTCACCAAGTCTGTCAAGATTGCTGACAACCGTATCAGCAACACATATTTTCAGATATGCGGAACACCACCTTCTTGACAGGTCAGCGGTCTTTGCCGGAAATTTCCACCTGTAACCATATTGTTTCAACAGTTCTTCCATTTCTTCTGTTGCCTGTTCTTTCAGTTCCTTACATTTCAGGTAATTGGCTGATGGTTTGCACTGCATTACTTCCCCAGTGTCAGGGTCAATCCATTCAATAGGTTCTGATGCACCTATGCGGTACAATTCACCAAAGAAACCATTCACCCGGTATGAAACACGTAGCTTCACACCTTCTGCATCTGCCAGTGCTTTCACATAGTTTTGAGTACACTGCCAGTCCATTCTTCTTGACGGATGCCCGCCATCAATATCGTGATGCCAAAATTCAATTTTTTCCTTTGGTACACCAAGTTCAAGAAGTTTCAGATAACAGGCAACTGAATCTTTACCGCCTGAAATCAGCACCACAATCAAATCATAATCTTCCAGTGGCAGTAGTTCCGGCAGATAAATCTTCTTGAAATGCTCTGAATCTGTTCTTCCGTCAACCCTTGGTTTGATTCTGACACCCTGACCATATACAGGTGTATCAGGTACACCAAGTATAACCGGTGTGTTTGGTGTACAGTCTGCATCCCTTATAAATTCCACCTTTGTCACATCCTTTCTGTTAAGTAGTCTTAACTTTTAGATTAAAAAATTTTCCTTCACAAATACCTTGCAGTTGCGGTTGTTTATCTTGCGTTGAACCACACTGAACCCTAACCGCTTGTTTATCTGTTTGCTGAACACTATGTTTGACATAGGATTCATATTGTTATCATTGCAAAAAATCTGATACCGCTTAAATACGTCACTGGTCATCTGATTTTCAATAGCACCAACACCAACTTCTGCAATAAATGCCACAATAGGGTTGTTTTCAGTTTCATATTCATCCAACTGCTTCTGAACCTGTTCAGACTTGGTGAACTCCTGATTTTCAAGAATACGCTTCAACCCTTGAATCCCCAACTGTATCAGATATTCAATAGATTCCTGTTGTATCAACTCATACTTGATATATGGGTTATAGTCAGGGTCATCCTTGCTGAATGTTGCATTGAATGGGATGATGACTAATCTTCTAAGCACCGCCCCGGTCTTGTCCTTCATTCTTGGAATGTCATTGGCAGCAAATAACAGTTTGATGTATGGGTTGAACTCAAATGGGTCTTGTCCCTTGCGTTCTGCCTTGATACGGTTACCTGTTACAATCTTCTTGAAGATGCTGACCTGTGACCCCTGAAGGAAGTCATCACCAATATCATCACCAATGTTTGCCAGTTTTCCGAACATCATTGAAGTATTAAACCTGTCACCCAGTTCTTTCAGGTCAAGGGCTGAAATGTTTTCATCACCCAAGATGCGGTTCAGCACATCCAAGAAGGTACTTTTTCCGTTAGACTTGTCCCCGGTCAGGATGAAAGCCTTTCCCAGTTCATTCCTTCTGTAAAAGCAATAACCAATGCATTCTTCTAACAACTTCCTGATGACTTCATCACCACACGCTAACTTGTTCAGTGTTTTGTCTGCCAGTTCATTGTATGCACCCGGCACATAGTTCCAAGGAATCTTGTTGGTGATGACCATTTCCGTACTGAATGGCAGCAATTCCATTGTGACAATATCCAATACACCATTGTTGAAAGCAATGTACCGGGCATCTGCATCATTCTTTCTGTCAGTGATAAGTTCCATATAATCAAGAACTTCCCGCCTTTGTGCTTTCTTCAAGTTTGGGATATACTGAATCATTTCTGTTTCAATCTGCTTGTACCCATTGGTATAGATTCCATCCTGAAAGATATGCAACTGGTCATGTATTCTGACAATATGTGCCTGATTCTTCATATAGGTTGCGAACTTATCAAACAGGAAGGTTGAACCCATGAAGAACACTGGTTTCTGAAATGCTTCATCACGCAAGATGACATCCAGTTCTTCATCTGACAATGGCTGTTTGAATACAAACCTGTTCAAGATTCTAATTGCATCCCTTGTTTCATCCACACTGAAATCATTAGCGGTCAGGGTCAGGATATAGGTGAACAGTGCATCATTGCGACCATCCCCCGCATCCATGTGCAGAAAGTCCACATCTGCCTTGACCGGGAACATCCACTTTGGAAGTCCCTGATAACTGCCACCTTCTTCAATATCCCATTCACAAAATCGTTCTTCACCATCAATCTTGATGATTTCATAGGAAGTACGTGAACCGCACTTGATGTCAGCGGTCAGACCAATGGCAAGCGGTACGTGTGTCCTGTTTCTTGTGACATTGGAATTTTTGAAAAGGAAATGTCTGCCCCTTGTGGTCTGATATACCTTGCAATCAAGCTGCATTTCTTCCACAATGTTCATCATAATTTCAGACTGTTCAGTATCATCAATATCAATCAGAATGGTATCATCAGCAAGCACCCCGGCAAAACCATCAAGGTCTTTGACTTCTTCATAACTTTTGAACTTGCTTTTTCCTTTAAAGGGTTCAATGGCTGCTTTTCCTTTGGACTTGATATATCCCTTGTAAAGCTGCTGCATACCTTTTCACCTACCTTTGACTGATAAATTCTAACACCTTATCATACTTTGCTTTGTTCCGCATATTCTGATTGAACTGTGTCAGGTGGTCTTGTGCAGACCTCTTTGCACTGCTTACTTTTTCACGCTGAACCTTCAAAAGTTCAGCATAATATTCATAGGGTTTAGTTTTCTTTCTGTACTGGTCACGCATATAGGTGTATTTTGCAACACCCGCTTCAAACTCATGAACCTTGTCCTTGTAGTCTGCATGAAGGTTTGCGTGTGCCTTCTGCTCTGCTTCATATCTTGCCAACCACTGCTTGCAGTAATCAGCAATGACCTGTTCCTTTTCAGGTTCAACGCTTGACCATATCACCTTAATCAGTTTCTTGATTTTGGTGACCGTCTGATTCTCCATGAACTGCTGCACATCAACAGTCATTTCCCCTTTTCCACTACCTGTGAAATACTTGATTCCTAAAATGCGGGGTTCAAAATCTGATAAATATATCATTCATTTCCTTCCTTTCCCGGTACTATACTGCAATACCAAACTGTTTCAATCTTTTCTTTGCCTGTTCTATGTACCACTGCTTGTCAAGCTGTGCCGGAATCTTCACACCATTCACATCATCATTGTAGATGAAGCACTGGTCAGGGGTACTTCCAAACTTTTCAGGCTTCCCCCTTGAACCGCCACATTTCAGGATTCTTCCATCATCTTCTGACTTGGAAGCAAACACCCTGTATGACTTGTATGTGTATCTGACAGTTTCATCAAATACCACCTTGGTCTTTGCTGCCCCGGTGCGATACTTCATCACCTTCCCGGTCTTTGCATTGGTCATGTATTCCGTGTGACTTCTGCCATGCTCATGTTCAACATGACTGTACTTATCAGATAACTTCACAATCTTCTGATACTGAATCAGGTCATCACATTCCCTGATGGTCTGTTCCACTGGTATCTTCTTCACCATATAATCAACCAATGCTTTGTTCAGGATAGGAAGGTCATTGTCAGTGCTTGACAGTTCTTTCAGGTATGCACCAATTCTTTCCACACCACCATCAGCATCAATCCAAAGATAGTTGTTCACATCTTTCTGATAGATTTCACTGATGTTATCCAGTTCAAGCAGAATGTCACATCTGTCTGTGCTGACCCTTGATTCCCATTCCCAACAAATATCATCCACCATATCAAAGGCTTCCTGTGTGTCAGGTACAAGGATGATAAGACCGTCTGTGTTGGACTGAATCAGTTCAAAGCCCGGTATCACTTCAAGATGTTCAATTAGGTCAAGCAGCAGCAACTGACCGTTGATGCACATGATGTTGTTGTTCCTTGGGTCATATGCCGGATTGGTTGCATCCTTCATACCACCTGACAGGGCATTCAGCATCTTCTTATATGGCAACTGTGCTTTCTTCAACCGCTTTGCTTCTGCCTTATTTCCGGCTTTGGCTGCTGCTATCTGCTGCCTTTTCAGTGCCTTTCTTGTCATGTATACGTTGTAATAGTTATCATTAGTTGCAGCCCTTGTCACATATCCATGTGCAAGTAAGAATGAAGGGTAATAGTTATTCACATCAACGTGAAGAATCTGTCCCTTGCGGTGAATCGGTGTGGCTGATGCACCATGTAACCCACCAAAACCGAACGTGTGCGGGATGCCACCAACTTCTACTTCCAATGACTGACTGTAAAAGTCCTTTTTCAACCAATAATCATCACCGCTTCTGTTCTGCTTCAATCGTTCCTTCATTTCATCCCGGCGGTCTGCAAACCAGTCCTGAACGAACTTATATTTTTTCAGTCTAAGACAAGAAAGGAACTCATAATCAAATTCATCATTGTATTCCTGTTTTCTGCATCCTAAGACCTTGGCAGTGATTCTTGCTTCTGAATCACCTATATTTGACAGGCTGACCATATCCGGGAAAGCCTGAATGATTCCATATACTGCATTAAATTCATCTATTTTTTCAAGGAATACCTTAACTGTTTCTTCCACATCATGCCGACAGTATTTGACTGTTTCAGCAATTTCCAAAGTGTTCAGTTTTCTGTCTATATTAAAAGGAACATCGGTTTCTTTGATGTTGTCACCAAGAAACGCTTCCATTGTTTTCAATCCAACAGGCGGGTTTGGCATCACATCATAGTTGGTCATTTTTATTCTGTTGAACGCTGATGAATACTGCCAACCTTCCTTTCCTTCCACAATTATCCAGTCATTGATTCTTTTGGGGTCAAGTCCTAACAGGATGCCTTTGAAAATATACTGGTCATAGTGCCTGTTATTAAAACCTACCCAAATTTCATTGATATTTGCTTCATATAAGGCTTTTAATTCATCAGGGTTATTTATTATCACGTATTCTTTTTGCTTGGTCACATCAATGAATACTGCAAGCCAGTCATGCTTGAATACCTCAAAATCATAGAAAATCATAATCTTTCACCCTTTTTCAAAAATAGCGGTTGGGGGGGGGTGCTTTGCACCAATCACCCAACCGCTAATATTATTTTAGTTAAGACATCTTAACTTTGCAAACAAAAAATTTTAGTTCAGGTCATACACATCATCTTCTGTGAAGGACATAGAATTGAAGCTCTTTGCTTTCCAGTCCATTTCAATCTCAATGCTGTCCTTTACAGACTGGTAAACATCAAGAATCTGTTCTTCAAAGTCAGGGTAATTGATGAACTCAACCGGGGCATCACCTTCTGCAACCATCTTGTTGACCCAAGTGATAACTGACTTGATTGCCTGTGCATCAGTCCATTTTGGTGAACTATTACCAAGGATGACACGGTTGAAGAATAACAGTCTACCCTTGAACTCACCTTCTTTGATTTTGGCAGATACCGCAAACATCAGCTTGTCACCCGCCTTGGTTTCCTTAATCTCCATCTTGTCAATGCTGACAAAATACTTACCATCCGGCACATCCTCAAAATCTGTGTCCTTTGCGTTTTCAACGTCCTTCTGTAATGCATCCAAATCAACATTTGCTGCAAACTTACTGTAATCAATAGCCATAATATTTCACCTTTTTAACCTTTCTTTTTTATGAATTAAATGCTGCCACAATCTGAATTGCCTGTTCTTCTGTAAACCCGGCTCTGATGTGTGCATCAAATAAAACCTTATTCATCATTGCAACATTTTCCGCATCCTTCACCATGTCGGCATCAGGGCAATGACCACCGCACTTGCGGTGTTCATTTTGTTCAGTGCGTTCATTGTCTGAACCCTTTCTTTCAAACTTGTGAACGTGTACATCAGCACCGCTTTCCTTTGCTACTTCAATCAGCATCTTCAAAAATTCATCCATCTTTTTTCACCTTTTCCTTTCTTAACGTGTTCTTCTTGTTCTTCTACCAGTTGCACCAGTAGCTGCCTGTTCAGGCGGGTTCATATTTCCTTCAAGCGGTTCAGCCTTTGGATTGCCCGCCTGTGCCAGTCTTTTCACACCTTCACCAAATTCTTCCTTGGTAATGACCTTGCCACCTTCCGGTGCAACATCACCCTTGTGCTTCATAACATAGTTGTCATCCGCTTCAATGTAGAAATAGGTATCTTCTGCAAGGGTATCACTTTCAGCCTTTGCAACTCTTTCCTTGCGGGTTCTTCTTGGTGGTGTTTCCAATTCAGGTTTTGGCACTGTATCAGCAGCTTCACACGCTTCATCAAACGGAATTTCTTCACGTCCATCAGCAACCGCATCAATAGCCTTGTCACGTTCTGCCATATAATCAGCCATTTTCTGATTATTTTCTGCCACAACTTCATCATGTGTCTTGCGGGCTTTTCTGCCGGATGCTGCCGGTGTTTCCTGTTCTGTTGGTGCAGCGGGTTCTTCCTTTGCAACTGCTGCCTTTGAACCTCTGCCTTTTCTTTCCGGCTTCACATCAGTATCAGCAACTGTATGTTCCGCATCAGCTTCTGCAATTTCTTCATCAGTCTTTGCACCGTCCATGTAGTAGTAGTTTCTGATTTTATCTTCCACATACTTCAAATCATTAGGAATCCACTTGGAAGGGAACATTCCATCAGGTGATTTCAAGGTATCATTTCCGCTGTTCTGCGTTGCAAAATAGTAATTATCATTGACCACCACTGTACCAAGTACAATCATAAACAGACCTTCAACCGCAATGTACTTATCAAGGGCATTACCGATTGTCTTGATTTTGGTGTTTCCATCATTGTCAGTATCCGTATGACTGGTAAAGTACACAATCACATCATCAGGCAGTGCAGAAACTGCTTCAAGTACATCTGCATAAGGCTGCTGAATCTCATTGAATTTGTCCCAACCTTTTTCTGATACTCTGTGCATCATTGGCAGACCTAACACATACTGAAAGTCATCAACCACAATGTTCTTCTTTTTGGTGTTCTTCATTTCCTTAATGATGTCCCTACCTGTTGGGGTTTTCACAATCTCATACTTTCCACGGAAAGGAAGAATTGGTTTGTGAACTGATAAAATCTTCACTTCATCAGGGGAAAAAGATTTCATTGAATAACTTTTTCCTGTTCCCGGTTTTCCTAACACTAATACTCCAATAGCCATATTATTCATCCTCACTTTCTTCTAAACCATAAATGTCATAGTAATCTGCACCATCTTCATAATCTGCTACTTCATCCATTATTCTTCACCATCCTTGATTATAACTTTTAATTTTTTGCGTTCATTCAATGGTATTACTTCCACTGTATAGTTATTTGCAAGAAGAATACCAACTAAGTCCTGATATGCTGCACTGGTTCGACTTCCTTCAATGATGATACAACCACATTCTGCTGCACATTCCTTTTCAATATCTTTACGCATGACATCATTTTTTGCCTGAACGTCATGTATCATATACTTCAACTCCTGATTTTCAGCATACAAGATGGAATTTTCTTTCTTCAAACGATTGATTTCTTTGCGTTCATTCATTATTCTTCACTCCCTTCTTCTGTACTGCCTTCTGTTACTCTGCTTGACCATAAATCAGCATAGTGTAAAATCAAGTACAGTGGTGTTTCATGTCCCTTGACACCATAGTTTGCGGTTTCATACAGACCATCATGGTATCTGATAGCAAATTCTTCATCTTCCGTCAGGTCAATGAAAAGTGTCGCAAGTTTGATGCTGCGGGTTGCATGGTCAAGTGGTAACAGTGCCGGATTGCGTTTGAAAGGCTTTGTTTCTGATGCCTTGCCTGATTTCAGGATGTTAGGCACATACATCTGCTTCCCATAATCACCACACTTGCCAAGGTCATGCAATGCTGCTGCAATCATCACTGAATTTCTGATTTCTGCATACTTGGTCTTGCCAAGAAGTGCATAACCAATGTTTTCTGCTGCCATCATTACATTGCGGGAATGATGCACAAGACCAAATTCAGCAGCAAGGTGATTGCCACCACTGCAAGGTGCATTGAAGAAACCAATTTCTTCCATATACTGAACTAACCCTTCCATTCCTTCACGCTTGGTTTCAAGTAAGCGGTCAACCACATACTTCTTGTTATCAAGCACTTTTGCATTTTCTTCTGCCACTTTCTCAATTTCTACCTGTTCAGGCAACACCTGAACATCTTCTTTTTTCTTTGCTGCCATGTTCTTATTCTCCTTTGATTTGATTTTTATTTCCAACCGTTCACCAACCCTGATTGTGAAACCAACTGGGTGAACTGGTTTGGTTTTGACTTAATATTCAGAATCAGATTTTTGAACTTATCAAAGTCCTTGGGGTATAACACAAAGCCAATACATCCGGCTGTGTTTATCTGATTCAATTTCTGTATCTGTAATTCAGAAGGTTTACCGTTTGGTGCTTTCAGTTCTACTTCAATGCTGATGTTGTTCACAACAATGTGCATATCCGGCATACCTGATTTCAGGTATTTACTACCGCCCCACCTTTTTTCCCAGTACCCACAAAGAGGGACTGTTATTTTCTGTTGTGGTGTACCCAGTGGATAAATACCTTCTGATTCCAACCAATCCTTCAACCTTTCTTCAAAGTTTTTTTCTGCTGCCACATTGTCACCACCTATATAAATGATTCCTGACCGGGTGTAATATCAAAACGGAAATCACCATTTTTGAACACCCTTAAAAACTGCCCTTCTTTTACTGCATTGTCACCCTGATAATCTGCGGGGTTTAGATGTGATAAGATTCTATGTTCAGTTGTATTTCTTGAACAACGTTCTTCAAATGCAATCGTCCCATCATCAATGTTGACAAAAGAACAATATGAATTGGTCATGTCCCCCGAATATTTATTCTTGTTATCTCTGAATGAAGTGACCAAATATGCACCCAGTACACCGCCTTTTGCAGAAAAATGAACAAGTAAAGTACCGTTTCTTAAATCAATTTTTCTTTCATGGTCATGTGCTTTACACATTTCAATAATTGTTACATTACGCATTATTTTTACCTCTCTTTCTTTTACGCTTGCACAATCCAGTGTCCCAAGCGTGTTGAACATTTTCAGCCTGTGTGACCCATTCAAGCTGTGATGCTCTACAATCATGTTTCTTGCCTTTCTTATGGTTCACAATGTTTCTGATACCCGGTTCAGGGTTTGGAACGTGTGCCACCGCAACCAAGATGTGCAATCTGCAATTTTCACCATCCAACTTCACCCGCAAATAACCGCTTCCGTCATCATACGGTGAAAGAAGATTCCCGGTTCTGATGTTCCTGACCTGTGCCATTGTACTGACTTCATAGTTTGGGTGATTTTCAATCACTTTCCATTTCTTACCCACTTAATCACATCCCAACTGTTTATTGAACTGTTCCTGATAGTTCAGAATGTGTTCAGTGTAGTCAGTGGAATAGATGCCTTTTTCCCACAACCGGGTTGCACCATCTTCACCCATGTTATAAGCCATCAGCACCATATCAGCATCTTGATAGCGTTCAAACAGCTTTCTAAGAACAAAGCAGCCCGCCCGCATATTCTGATATGGGTCAAGGTAATCTGTGACACCAATGGTTTCTGTTATCCAGTCATGGTTGCATTGGTTAATCTGCATCAGTCCATAGTCCTTGGTACTGCTGACCACATCAGCCCTGAATGAACTTTCATGTTGAATCATTGCCATGACAAGAGGGAAGTCTATGTTGTACCCCGCACAAAGGTAAAATAGAAATTCCTGTTGTTCTTCCGGCATTGCACAATCAAGCGGTGTGAAGTCTAAATCACCCACACCCCAGTCAAGGGATATTTCCTGTGTGAAAGTTCTGTCATCATATGCCCCATATACAAGGGTTTTACTGCTTGACCGTTCAAGTGTCTGTTCTTCTGTTTTCTGCTTGTCCTTGGCGGTTATATGAGTTTTCAGGGCATATCCTGATGCACCGCCAATCAGGAAACCAACTGATGCAACAATACACCATGATGCAACTATGCGGTTTCTGAATGCCCTTCTGTTAATATTTTTTGAATAAGTCATCTGTTAAGTCCTTTCCAACCTTCAACATTTGAAGGTTACGTTCTTCTATGCTTCCCTTCACCAGTAGATAATAATAAAAGCAAGTGTTGCTTTGACCTATGCGGTGAATACGTTTCTTTGACTGTTCCCAAAGGTCACAAGACCCTTTTCCCAGTGGCAAGGTGAAATATATCATCTTGTTTGCTTTTTGAAAGTTCCCACCCATTGCCCCGGCTTGATACTGGATGAAGGTGATACTGTTATCACTTTCTTCATAGGCTGTTCTGTCATCCTCACCGCCACGAACCACTGAAACAGGTCTTTCAAGTTCTGCTGCAATTTCCTTCATTACTTCCAGTTCTGCTGTGAAGTTATAGAACACAATCAGCCTATCTTCTGTTGATTCAACCAAGTCCTTGAACGCTTCCAGTTTTTCCTTGTGGAACTGACCGCACAACTGCCTTGCATACAGCATCTTGGTCAGGGAATTGTCACCAACCAGTTCTGTATCATCAGCAAGTTGCAGATAACTGTGTTTCATAAAGTACCTGTAATCTTTGGTTGATTTCACAAAAACCATCTGTTCAATCTGTTCAGGCAAGTTCATCACTTCATTAGTTTTCATAAACACTGCACCGAACTGTGCAAGTTTCTTTTTCAGGTGTTCCACGTGCTTATAACCAACAATGACTTCCTGTTTGTAACCGTCACCGTTTTCAATCCACTGGGTATCAACATAACTGTTCCAAAAGGTTTTTTTCTCAATGTCCCACCCAAGCAACCGAACCTGCGACCATAGCTTTTCATATTTCCCGGCTGTTGGTGTGCCGGATAGCAGCACCACACTTTCAGGGTTCATTTTCAGGATGAATTTTGACCGCTTTGCATTCTCATTTGAAATCAGGCTTGATTCATCAAGCATCAGGGTGAAGTCTGTCAGTTTCAGCAGCCAATCCCTTCTGAATGCAGTTTCATAATTCACAACACCAATCAGTTCCTTTCCCTTGACCGCCAGTTCATTCCTGAAAGTGATTGCTTCACTTTTCTTCATAAGATTCAACACATGATATTCAGGATAGTATTCTTTGAAGTGCTGCACCCAGTCATCAATTTTTGATTTTTGACAGATGACAAGATTCACTTTGTTATTCAGCAAGTATAATTTTTCAGCACCCACAAAAGTCTTACCCAGTCCCATATCAAGGTAATATGCACATCTGTTGAATGTATCAGTCAAAGTCAGTGCCTGTTCCTGATGGGGCATAAACTTCAAATCAGCCATTGTCATCACCTACACTGCAACGTGTTCAATCTCTGAAAATCTGACCGCATTGATAAAGTACACCCATCTGTTTTCACTGGTCTGAATGGCATAACCCCAAGGGAACACACCCTGTTGCAATCCCTTTCTTACCGTGTTGTGATTCATATGCATCAGCTTTGCAACCACTGTCACATCCAAGGTCTGAATATAATCTTTGGATGCCATTTCAACAGTTCCCTTATGTGTACTGCTTTCAGATACTTCCTGTTCAAAGTAATCAGGGTTCAGTCCAAGTGACACTGCAATGTTCTTCTGCACTTCCTCTGATGGTGTCTGTTTGCCGGAAATGTACTGACTGATTGAACCCTTACTTTTTCCGGTCAGGCTGACAACCTTTGCCTGATTGATTCCTAACTGCTGCATAGCCATTTTCAATTTTTCACTAAAGTTCATTATGTTTCACCTATTCCTTTCTAAGTTAAGATGTCTTAACTTTTTCAGTAAAAAAAATTACTGGTATAAATTCATACGGTATACTTAACAGGTCACACGCAAGATTCATTTCAGCCTGTGTCCATGAAATCTTATTATTCAACTTTGCCGATAATGTAACCGTTGACATCAGCATTGCACTTGCAAAATTTTCCTGTGTACCATATACTTCTTTGATTTTTCCCTTTAACTTTGAATAATCAAATTCTTTTGCCACAACTATTCACCTTCTTTCATATCATCAGGGAAAGCATTATTGTTATACTGCTTTCTGACCTGTATTCTAACAACACCTGATTCCAGTTGTTTATAATCAACTTCACTGAACTTCTGACCCTTGGCTTTCACACCTTCCATGTATGCAAGGTATTCCAGTTTTGAAGGAAATTCAAGAATCTGTTCAATCCAAGCTGCAACTATTTTCTTCACATTTATCACCTTCTTTCTACAAATATGCTGCATCAGGAAGATTCACACCTGATTTGTCTTGAACCGCTGACTGGTGATAATCTAATTCACGAATGCAAGCGGTGATTACATCAAACGCACTTACCAGTTCAAGGTATCTTGTAATAAACCCAATCACCAGTGTGTTCAGTGTCATGTATTGTTTTTTGGTTAATCGTTCTAATGCTTTGATGCGTTTATCTTTTTCATTTTCTTCATCAAGACCATAACGATTTTCATTTTCAAGCAATGCAGTCATATCAACATCAGAAAACATACAAGCTGCGGTATTCCACCAAGCAATACAGGTCTGTGTGCAATCATCTTCATCACAAAATTCAATTACTTTTGTAGGCAACTCATACCACAACTTTGATTTGATTGATTCCAGTTCATTATACATATCTGCTGCCAGTATTGACAGTTCATTGATTTGTTCACTGTAAAAGTCCCAATAAATACTGTCTTTTTCATTGCCATTGTAGTCATAATCAATCAAGGCATCTAAACCTTCCATGACAGACCAAAAATCATATTTTCTAAAAAGTGCCATATCTTCCACCTTTCTGACAGGGCAATTATGCCCTATCCTTCTGCTGATTATGCCACCATTCATCAATCAAAATACTTGCCAATACAGTCTTGAACGGTTGCGGGTCATGTAATGAATAACCACCAAGTGTGAAGTTGTTTTCAGGATGTCTAATCATTGAAAGCATATCCATTTTCAATGATTCCTTCCGCTTTTCAACCCTGATTGTATGTTCATGCAGCATCTTCACAACTGTTTTATCTTCAAAGGTTCTGACTGCAATTTCAACCAAGTGATTCTTGATTTCATCAACATAACCTTCTGCAAAGATAGCAAGGTCAGTGATGTACTCATTAAATTCATCAGAATATATATTTGCTTCAATCCATATTCTCTGTGACTTTCCATCCTCTGTGTTGATTTCTAAACTTGTACCAAGGTCTGAAATCCAGTTGTTTTGATGTTCTGCTGCGGTTGCTCTGTATATCGGATAGCCCGCACGCTCTGAACTTTCTTCATCTTTCATGTAGTCATAAGGGAAAAGTTTATTTACTTCTTTCCATGCTTCTGAAATACTGTTTACCTTCATGTTCCTGTACCATCCTATTCCTTGATTTTTTGAACCGCTGCAACGGTCTTTTGAAAGTTAAGATGTCTTAACTTGTTCTTATCTTATCACCTGTCAAAAGTAATGTCAACAACTTTTTTAAGATATTTTAACTTTTTTACAAGTTTAATTGAAAATCTCTTAACTTTGCTTTATAATATAGATGAAAGGAACAAAAAGAAAGTAGGTGAAACACTATGTCAGATACGTTTGGCAAGCGGTTACAAAAGGCATTAGCTGATAAAAATATGAAACAGGTTGACCTTGCAAATGCAACAGGTTTTTCCAAAGGAAGAATCAGTCAGTGGGTGCATGACAAGCACATTCCTGATGCTGATGGTCTTAATCAGATAGCAAAGGCACTGGATGTCAGTGAAACATGGTTAATGGGTCACGATACACCAAAGCATTATGACCGGGAACAACTTGAAATGAAATATCAGGTGTGTGACCTTTTTCAGAAATGTTATGGAAAAGAAGCATACAAAGCAGTTTACAATTTTCTGCAACTGGATGCTGTTGACCAAGGAAAAGTGATTGAACGTATCAATGTGCTGTTAGAATCTGAAAAATATTCTGACAGTGAAAAAAGGGACAATGCAAAAATGGCATAAATTCCCTGAACTACCAAAGAATGGGAAATATTATAAAAGTTGATTTCAGGCGGTAACGGTAGTAGCGGGTAGCGGTTGGTATTCTATTCTTATATATTTACTTTTTTAATAAACTTCATGTAACAGTCATATAAGACTTAAAATAATAAAGAATGATAATTTAACTGCTACTAAGTGCTACCACAAGGAAAATCAAGCACAAACAACCGCTACCGCAACCGCTACCAAGTGATGCAAGTGCTACCAAAAGAAAGGAAGGTACAAAATTATGTTTGGAAAAAAGAAAGAAGTCAAAGAAAAGAAAGATTTTACAGGTCTGACAATTTACACCGCTTTGAATCATGTGACAGGGCTGCCACTAGTTGAAGATGTACTGTGTGAAATCTTTTCATACCCTGACAGATTGGAGTTCAAAGCCGGAACAACTGAAATTAAACTTTCAAAGGACAAGATAACAGATATGAGAATCAACACTGAAACAGAAATTCAGAATCAGAAGGTGTCAAGTGTTGGTGGTGCAGTTGCCGGGGCAATGCTCTTTGGTGGAATTGGTGCGGTGATTGGTGGAAGGGCAAAGAATAAGAAGGTTAAGAATGTTTCCAATTACCTGATTATTTCATACAACAGTGATGGTGAACTAAAACATATTGTTTTTGACACCCAACACAATCATCCAATGGCATTGAATCTTGTCAAGGAATTTACCAAGTCAGGAATTGGAATGAAAACTTCTATTGAACTATAACTGAACAAAAAAATGAACCCCAACCGTTGCAGCGGTCAGGGTTCTGATAACCTACATCAAGGAATAGGATGATATAGGGCTATGCAATCCAATTATATCATCCAACCCTTGATAATTCAATCAAGAAAGGATGAATATTATGAAATTACCTAATGGTTATGGGTCTGTGTATAAGCTGCCCGGAAACAGAAGAAAACCTTGGGCTGTTCGTATCACGGTATCAAGGAAAGAAGGAAAAGACGGACTGACACACTGGAAATACAAATACTTGGGATATTATGAAAGTCAGGCTGATGCACTGGTTGCCTTGGCACACTTCAATGAAAACCCTTATGATATGGATGCCAACAAGACCACCTTTGCAGAAGTCTTTGAAAAGTGGTCAAGGGAACACTTCCCCAAGGTGTCAGATTCCAATGTGAAGGGGTACAATGCATCATATAAACTTTGTACATCAATTCAGGGTATGCGATTCAATGACATCAGGAAATCCCACCTTCAAGGTGTGGTTGATACCTGTGGGAAGAACTACCCAACACTTAGGAAGCTGAAAGTGCTGTTCACTGTCATGTATAAGTTTGCAATGGAAAATGACATCTGTTCAAAGGACTATGCACAATATGTTGACATCAACCAGTATAAAGACCGCAACCCAAACGCAATCAACAGAAAGCCATTCACCACCAAGGAAGTTGAAACTGTTTGGAAATGGAAGGACACAAGTGAATACATTACTGTTATCCTGATGCTGATTTATACCGGATGCAGAATTTCAGAACTGCTTGACCTGAAAAAAGAAAATGTAAACCTTCAAGAAAGGTGGTTCTTCATTGAAGCATCAAAGACTGAATCAGGTGTCAGGAAAACACCCATTGCTTTGAAGGTACTTCCATACTTTGAATACTGGTATAACAAGAATGATTGTGAATACCTGATTTCAACACCTGATGCAAAACACTTTGAATACCGCAACTATTATGATTCCTATTGGACACCAATGGTTGACCAAATGGGGATGTCTGACCACCGCCCGCATGACACCCGGCACACCTGTATATCAATGCTGACTGCTGCCGGAATAGATGATAAAATCATCAAGAAGATTGTTGGTCACAAGGGCAAGTCAGTCACTGAAATTGTATACACGCACTTTGAAATGCAGCAGTTGATTGATGCCATTGATAAAATCTAAGCACAAAAAAAGACCCCGGTACATATCGCACCGGGGTTGATTTTTGCTGTTTTCTGTAAGCAACGTGTAAGCAACTTGTAAGAAGCCTTGAAAGGATTGAACAAGATGCACAACGCTGAACATATTGTATTTTCGTTGTTTTCCTTTTGTTCAGGGGTGTATAAATTATCTCTTTGAGAACTGTGGAGCACGTCTCGCTGCTTTGAGACCGTACTAAACATCTCTATGGTGCATTTTCCCTTGATATTACGGGCTTTTTCGCATTTTCTGTTGTCGGTTGTCCTATTCCTTAACCATGGAAATCGGTGATTTTTCATCGAAATTCTCCTGGTTCAAAGCATCATTCACTACCTCGAAAAGTTCCTCTGGTTTATTATACTTGACCCTCGCGTAAATGTCCATAGTTGTCTTACTATTCTCATGCCCTGCCA